ATGCGTACGGTCTTAGTAGCCATCTGTCTGCTCCTCTCGTGCTATTTGCCGCCCTGCGTGACCGCTAGGCGGATGGTCTTATGGTCGCGCTGCGAGCGGGCTCGTTGCGACGATCTCGATGCTCTTGCCCGAGGTCTGATCGTAGGCGAGGCGGAGCCCCACCGTATTGACGACGAGGCCGTCCTGATCTGCGCCGAGCGGGGTGATGCTCTCGATGATCCACGAGCCGCGGAACTCGACGCCGTAGCCCGCGCTCGTTAGCGCGGTGAGGCGTAGGAATCGCTGCTCGCCGATCTCGTCGATGCCCCAGGCGCCGTTGGCGATTGCTGCGGCGTTGGAGGCTACGGTGAGTTCCATCGTGGCGTTGAGCACGCCTGTGTAGGCCGCGGTGGCGGCTACCAAGCTGCCGTCAAGGGCGCTGATCATGGTGAGCCCTGGCTCGATCGTCGCCGTGAACGACATGACGTGGTCGTACTCGGTGTCGCCCGACCCATCTGGGAAGGCGGTGTCGGTGTACAACTTGAACAGGCGGGCTGGTACCAGTGCCGGGGCGGCTGGTACTGCGGTGTTGGCGTCGGCATTGGTGGCGATGTCGATCGCCGCCCAGGTCACGCCGTACTGAAGGGTACCCGTGCCCTCGCCGCTGAAGGTGATTTCCGTTGGTACGCAGCCCTTAGCGGCGTACTGCTGCACGCCGTCGGTGAGGAGCAGGCTGTAGCCCTTGTACGTGTCTACTGCGGTCTGGCTTGGGCTCCAGGTCCACACGTATGGGCCCGATCCCGTGGCGGTGATGGTGGCGAGTGAGTCGAGCGCGATTGGGAGGGCGCGCATGTCGGCGTCCGTCTCGCCCCAGGTGATTACCGGTGCGCGGGAGGTGATGACGGGTCGGTTGGCGAGCACCTGGGTGCGTACGCCTACGCTTCGATCGTCGCCCGTGTTGAGTTCGATGCCGAGGTCGATGGCGCCGAGGGCGTCCACCATGATGATCTGGCCCGTGGTGCCGACGAGTGACGGCGTGGTGCCGTAGGTGGTCTCCGCCTTAGCGATGACCTTCGTGAAGCTCTTAGCGCCGTATGTTGGGCTTGGCATCGGTATTCTCCCCTCTAACTATGCGAAGGACTTGCCTTCTAGGTTTACCACATCTACGTCCGCTGCGATAGTGATGTAGGTCTGATCCCCCCACGTTGCGTTGCCGATGCTCGTGCTCGTCACGCTCGCCTGGGCGGCCTCTCCGCCGAGCAGTACCGTACCATCATACGCGTTTCGGAGCCAGGTGCGCCAGATGAGTAGGTCGGTGTAGCGGCGCTCGCTATCGGGCTGGAGGCTGAGGTAGATGGTAACGGTGCAGGTGAGGACGGTGCGCCTGCTCGCGGCGCCGTACTCGATGCTGTCGGCGCCTGGCATGACGACGGCTACGGGCAGGGCTCCGAGGGTATCGGGCGGTACTGCGTAAGCTGCGCGGATTGCTCCTCCCGCGCGGCCCGTGGGGGCTGTTAGGGAGGTCAGCCGGGTGGCGAGCGCCTGATGGATGGCGAGATCGCTCATCGGCATTAGGAGGCGACGCCCTTTCGGTTGCGGTACTGGTCGAGCAGGGCTACTGCGGCGGGGTGCATCCTCGTGCTCATGCGGGTGACGCCGCCCGCGTCGCCTGCTCCGATGACGCCGAATGGCGCGTTGCGTGAGGCGTAGAGTTTGGCGACCTCGAGCAGGCACGCCTGCTTGACCGCTGCGGGGATGGCGGACCAGCCCCACGTGCCGATGATCTTGACGCCCTTAGTTGCGCCCTTTGGGAAGTTGAGGATGGACGTGTCCGAGGACTCGATGCCCGTGTACGGTCGCCCGTCTAGGGCGGCGTTGTACGGGGTCAGGTTGTAGGTGCCTGCCGCCCATGTCTGATTGTAGGTGCCGTCGATGCCGTCATCGGTCGTCAAGCTCGTGACGGTGAGCAGGTCGTCTACGTCGATGCGGTAGTAGTCATTGGCGGCGTAGTACCGGGTCTGGCTGCCCTGTGGGCCGAAGCCCGCGGGGCGGTCGCAGTACTGGTCGATGGCGCTGGAAGCTGCGGTGATTAGGCTGTCGATGAGCGTGTCCTCGGTGGTATCGCTGCTGGCGATGCCTACGATCGCTTTAGCCTCGGCTCGGGTTGCGTAGTCGGTCATTGTCGGTTGCCTACGCGCATGACGTAGCACGTCTCATCCTGCGCCCCCGTGCGGATGCCGTAGAGCGCCTCGTTGGCGGGTAGGCGGAATTCGAAGGTGGCGTCGGAGTGCAAGCCGAAGCCGGTGCCCGCGGTGACGGTGGCGGCGCCGATCTCGATGCCGTGGTTAGCGTGCGTGTGGAGGATGACGATGCACCCGTCGGTGTCTGCCCGGGCGAGCAGGGTCGGCGTTGTGGTCACGGTGATCTGCGCGGTGGTGATCTCTGCCATGCCTTACCCCCTCTTGGTCTTACGTGTCTTTCGCTCGGTGGTGATTGTAGCGGTCTCGATGGCCTCGGGTGCGGACTCGTTAGCGCGGGGCGCATCGGTGGGCTCCCCTACGAGACTGCCGTACCCCGCGGCGGCAAGCTGGACGGCCTCGCCGTATGGCAGTTCGATGGTGCCGCCGACGTATGGCCACTCTACCCCGTTCCGGGTGCCTGTGACGTGGATGTTCATGCGGATGGTCTGCAACTTGCTCATTGCTCCTCCTATCGGCTATGAGGTCGGGGGGCGGGATTTCTCCCGCCCCCCTCCCCTGCTCCTCTTACCCTACTGGGTTAGACGTTTGCGCCCTTGAACGACTTGACGGCGCTCGCCTGTGCGAGACCCGTTGCGCCGCGAACCTGGACTCGGTACGTGACCAAGCCGTTGGCGAAGGCGTACTCGTTCGAGACTGCGACTTCTACGCCGCCCACGAGGAGAGTCTTAATCTCCTTGAGGTCACCGAAGAGGGCGCTGATCGCCTCATCGCCCGTGTCAGCCAAGGCGCCCGAATAGACTGGGAAGCCGAGGAGCGTATCAGGCCCACCGAGATTCCCCGCCTCGAAGATCGGGCGGTTCTGGCTGTCGAGCAACTTGCGGACTCCGCCGAGGGTGGCATCGTTCATGATGAACCCTGCGCCTGGAGCCTTGCGGTAGCGCTGATTGACCGAGTAGACCAGGTCTACGAGGTCGGCGTAAACCGGGGCCACTGCGGCGCCCGTCTTACCAACCGTCGCGGCGGCTGCAACGGCTGGAGCCGCTACTGCGCCGTGAGCGATACCGACTTCCTGACCCGACTTCTCGGCGATCATTGCTGCGATGTCGAATGCGGCATCACGAACAAGCTCGTCGGTAACCTGGATCAGCGTGGCGTACTTCGCTGGAGTCAGCGAGAGTGACGACAAGGTGCCGTCCGACTCGCCGATCGAGCCCGCCTCGGAGACTGCCGCGGCGGTGCCGAGGGCGGTCACTCGTGGGAACTGGAAGTTATTGCCGGTGCTCACCGTGTACAGGTCGATGACCCGTGCGTCGATGAATGGGTTCACCTGGCCCGCAACCACGTTCACCCGGGCGGCGATGCCGACTGGGTTGCCGAGGCCTGTGGACTTGGTGACGTCGCGCTTCTCGAACTCGAACGCAAGGCGTCCACCGTTCATGCCGATGCGGCGAAGCTCGGACTCATCGTTCCCACGCTCGGTCTTCACTGGAGCCTCGATGGCGGCGGTGAAGCGGGTGCGGGACTCGAGGGCTGCCTTCTCGGCGGCTTCGATCTTCTCTGCGGCGGCGATCTGCGCGGCCTTGGAGTCCATGTCTGCGAACGCGCGGTCCACAGTCTGATTCTCCTCGGCGGTGAGGTCACGCTTAGCCTCGGCGGCGGCCTCTAGGACTGCCTTAGCCGCGGCGGCTGCGCGCTGGCGCTCGTCGTGGAGCGCGGTGATGAGATTCTCGCTCATGATGTTTCCCCTTTCTCTACTACTGCCTATTCCGCTCGGGTGTTCCCCTGGCGCGTGACTCCCGTGGGAGCCGAGGCGTGTGAGATCGGGCCTGCGGTTATTCTCCGATGCGCTCCTTCAAGGCAAGCATCTTCGCTCTGACCGAAGTCGGAACGGTGACGCTACCCTCGAACGCTCGGATAATAGCAGATGCATCCTCCTCCGCAACCGTGTCGCCGCGGAGCCAGGTGCTTACTGCTTTCCACAACTCCTCTGCCTCGATGCCGCGGCGCTTCGCGAGCCCGCGTACTGAGGCGAGTCCGATGGTGCCCGGGTAGGCGGGGGTGTGCCCTGTGAGGAGGCTGACCTCGTGGAGTGCGGCCTCGTTCACGGTGCGCTTATTGCCATCCCACTCCTCGTCCATGACGCGGAAGCCGAACGACCAAGCGATTGCCTGCGGGTCGCGCTGCGCGAGGGCGAGAAGGTGATCGCCGATTGGGCTCTTGATGATGTCGGCGGTGACCTGAAGCCCGCGCTCATCCTGGCTAAGTGTCAAGCTGGTCGGCGTCGCGGCGAGCATCTGGCTCTCATCGTGCCCGTGAAGCAGTTTGACTACCTTGCCTGAGGCTGTGACCTGCCCGAGGCTGCGCGTGAAGGCACCCGGTGCCAGGCGCTCGACGAACGGCATTGGGCTTGAGTCGGAGTTAAATAGCGCGGCGTAGCC